CGTGGAATTTGGCGAGTTGCCTGCGAATATCAGCACAGCTGTCACCCGGCGTTTCACCGTCCCACCAAACATCGGGCCCATAATGTCTGGCAAGAAAGGTCACACCTGGTTTTCCATGCGTGACACGTTCCAACGTTAGCACCTGCCCCATGGCAGTGGCCGCTTTCTCTGCGGCTTGCTTGCACTGGTCGACGACCAAACCATCATCTCCACCATATAAACCCAACCGTTCCCATGCCTCACTCGCGTTGAGGTACTTCCCGTCAACGCGCATCATGCGAAACGCTAGGAAAGAAATGAAACAGTTAAGTATAGTGTTGAAGGCTGAGGTTTCAGGCGATCCTGATGCCCTAGCGTCTCCAGTATTATATCTAACACCGAAGGCGGTTTTGGCACGCAAGTTCGTCTGGCTACGCATAAGCTGCAGCATATGCATGGTATAACGAGGATTGAACACACGCAGCATGAGCGTGCGTTCAAAGAGGCGAACATTAGTGTTCACTCTCCCGTCAAATCGGCTGTAATCAGTCGAGTCGGCATGGCTTTGCGCACCCGAACATAGTCCGGACACACGTAAAGCAATGTCTTTCGGTTTCTTGCCGAAAGCATACCACTCAAACTTCTTGAGCTGATCCGACAAGGCATACACAAATTGCGAATACTCCAGTTTGTCTACCCCATTGATCTGGCTGATCGCTCTGGGGTCATTGACAGAACCGTACGCTTCGTTCTTTTGCATGACCTTAGTCTCGTCATTCCTCGCACCGTGCTGTGCATCATCTAAGATGCGTCGCTGCGTAGGCTTGGGCTGGCGTCGGTAAACCTCATCTACTTCAACTGGATGCAGGCGTTCTCCGATCCGACTGGCGAACAACGATATGAACTCATTCATCGCTGTTAACGTGAATGGGCTCAGCGGTCCGGCAGACTTGCGAAGTTTCTTAATTCGCTCGTCTACCATGCGCTGATCATTGTTACGACATTTGTCGGGTACGAAGGCACCATTATACAGTGGTTCCATGAAATTAACCATTGCAGGCTTCTCAGGTTCATAATCCTGATAATTCTTCACCCATTGGTAGGAACGGACAGACGAAGCTACGTCCAGCCGAACCGACTTAGGGTCTCCACGAAGGTGGTACTCAACGAGGATCTCCGAGCCACGGAAATCGCCGTCGGAAGACTTAGTTGTCCCCTTTCCCATCTTGGCCGTGACGGTACTGTGGTTTATCTTATTGACACTCTTGGCTGCAGATGAAATAGATTCATCCACCGCTATTGGAATGTCCGCAGCAAGATAACCCCCAGTTTTCGCCGTCGAGATTATAAGACCATCAGGCCCGTTAACTCTCAACCGCACGAAATCGCCGTCCACTAGATTGAGGCGTTCCACGGGATCAGCTGAAGCACGCTGCTTAGCTAACCACGCGTAAACGCCCGTGAACTTACGTAAGGGCGTTAAAAGAACAAGCTGGTGGTCCTCGTCGATGTTGCGTCTCTCCAACGAGAAAACGCTATACGTCAACGTAACACCACACAGCTTGCGCTCCGCGCTTACTGAGTCCCCTTTCCAGTTCCAGACCTTATGCTGGTACTCTCCCCCTCCGGATACAGTGTACTTAACACTCCCATCCGCATTAAAGCAGAACTTATACTCACCCTTGTCACGCGCGGCAGAGCCGGGTTGAAAAGTGTAGAGGATAAGTGGTCGAAAATGGCGCGACAGGTGATCAGGCATGTCTACATAGTAGTCCACGTCGATCATTGCTGTCAGATCGTCATCTTCCTTAGTGACCTGTGAAGGTTCAGCCACCAAGTCCTTTCCCCATCGGAAGTGACGCGTGTTAACGCGCCCCTTCTTCTGGTCAGTACTTGATCCTTGAAGAAAGACGGGTCGTTTCCCTAAAGCGGGACCCAACACGTCTATGAAGGCCGACGCCGAGGACCGCGCAGCGGCAGATTTGCCGTGCGTATGCCCCGCCACAATCGGCAGGTCGGTCAACTCGAGGTCGGTAAATGCACTTCGAATTTCGCGCGACTGCAACGCGTAATTCAAACAGTTACGGCTCAATTCCTCAGAAATAGCCACCTCAGCGTGGCGTTCATAGGAAGAGCTCCCCAAAATGGTTCCAAAACAGTCAGAAATCATTGCGGAGATAATTGAACACATTGTTCAAC